TTTTGAGAAAGTGTTGACGTGCTTGCTCATAGTTATGTGTCACATTGTCGTACCCATCAGGTGACGGTTGATCGTGTTGATACTCAACATACATATGAGGTTTCCCCCATTGCTTACGAGCATTCCACAATGCAACGTGCGTTTTCCCAATTGTGCGCCAGCGTGGCATAAAAATAAACAACTTCACGTCAACACTTCCTTGCTCAATTACGCTACGATTTCGGCCACTGAAGCCAAGTTGTAATCACTGGCTGGCTCGTAACGAGCTTCACCGGCAAGTGCAACTGCGGACAACAACGCAGCACCACTGGGTACCAATTCAAGACGAATGTAGCGCACGTTTTGAGTGGCACATTCCTGATCAATCACCTCAATCAATGCTTGCTTGTTGTTGTCGCCACTACCACTGAACGTGCCAGCGGCAATGCTTTTGCTGGTCAGCGTTGTTGCAAATGTAACGTTGTCATTACCGCCCTTGATGGTAGCGGTCACGGTGTTCGAGCCAATCGCACCAGCCGTGATCACAAACAGACACCGACGGAACAACTGCATGTCTACGCCATCGCTATTAGCCTGCGCACTGTACGATGCGGGATCGACTGTGGCCACAATAGCAAGGGACTCGGATAATCGCTCGGTATAAATTGCCATTGAGGCACCTCCTATGCGTTCAACTTCACAAACGGACTTACTTGGTATGTGCCACTTGCCAACGTGATTTTGTCGTTGAGTGCTGGCTGACCGTCAACACGCACCGTCATTTTGATGGTCATCACATCGGTCAAGAATCCAGGTGCATCTGACGAGCTAATCTGCATTGAACCACGATCAGCAATGTAATATGCCTGACGGTCAACGAGCATCACGTCACCAGCAGTGCCCAATTCAGGCAACTTTTCCGTGAAGTAAATTTCACGACCAAGCAAGCGCATTACTGGCTGGCCCTGCAAGTTTGGCAAGAAAGTAACAAAGTTACCATTGGTTGCCAACTGCATCAACTGTGGCTCAACCGACTGATTCATAATCCACACCGCACGGCTCTTGGAGCTGGCAGGCAGACGAGCAATCATGTTGACTGCATCAGCAATCTTGAATTGATTTGCGGTGTCACGGCTCTGGCCATACGTCGCTGGTGCATTGAGAATGCCCAACGGCTTACCTACGCCATTACCCTGCAAGAAGTTATAATCCTCAAACCATGCCTTAGCCAAACCAAACTGACGAATCAACATTGACGACAACGCAGGTGCATCTTTCATGGCTTCTTCAGATGCCTGCACATAGCCACCAAGCTTGTTGACTTTCAAATCAATTTGGTCAAACTTCATGCTAGTCTGCGTGAGGTTGCCCGCTTCAGCAGTCCAGTACAATTTGACGCCAGCCAAGAATGCCGAAGAACCATCGGGAGAAATCGTCTGGTCAAGGCGCGGAGCTTTGAATTCAGGCGACGTCAACGGAATCACAAATGCACCTGGTCGAATAACCGATTCTTCAAGTGCAATGCCATCAATCATGTTGCCGTACTCAGGCGGAATTGCATACCCAACCGTAGTACCGCTGGTTTCGATTTGCGTTGCCTTGATGCCGTAGATTTCGGTCATGCGCTTGTCGTCACGACGAATTGCGGCCGTACAGAAGTCAGCGAAGTTCTTGATGCTCGGATCGGCAGTGCCACCATCGGGAGTGACAATACCGTTTTTGGTTACCGCAGGATCGTTGAGTAATGCGTTAATCACGTCGCTCTTGATCATGCTTGCAAGTTGCGATGCCAATGCATCGACTTCAATAGACTGAATAGTCATCGTTTCCCTCGTAGCAATAAAATTACACGTTGTGATGGGGATTCCACCTGTTCCTCTGGCTGTGGTGCACTTACTTTTTCGATGTAGGTTTTGTATTCAGCCGGTTGTGGAGTAACTGATAGCTCAGTAACCACCCACGACTTTAACTCACCATGCTCTCGACGAGTCAGATGCGTTGGTGCTCCAGTTGATAGACCGACTGCGCCAGAATGAATCAACTCTTTGATTCGGCCAATATATTTATTGCGCCGATTCAGTTGAAACTCAAACCACACTCCTGTGTCATCAACTTCGGATTTTGTCACATTGCCAATTGGATCAGGTATAGATTCAAGAGAGTGATCCCAGTAGAGTGGCATACCTTTGAAGTCACGCTCTTGTCCTATGTATGTATTCTTGGTGAATTTATCATTCACCAAATCTACCGAGCCAAAAACAATCCCAAGACCACGATAGACATCCTCATCAACATTGACTGACTTAATTGACAAATCATTGTCGTCAACTGACTTTTTCTCATCACTCCATGATGCGGGAAGCGAGCCAGTTAATCCCTTGCGTTTTGCCAATGCAATCAAACGAGATTTGAATACATCAAACGTAATCTTACCACGATATCGACCCCATGAAGATACGGCATCACGTACATCAGACGCATCCATCACTGGGAATGCACGATCTTCAGGAATCACAAAATCATTATCAGGAAGCTTGTTGCGCTGTGCTGTTGATAGCACGGCTTTCATCTCATCTTCCATCTCATCTTCCATCGGCTCTTGTTCTGTTTCTGATTCATCTTCCTCTGTATCATACTCGCTATTTTCAAGCGCATGATCACTGATAACCCAGAAACGACATACACCCATGGCTTCTACTTGGCCATTGACAATAGCGCATCCGCCATTGCGATAGAATGCGCATTCACAGCAACACTTACCGTAATTCGGTTTGTTTTCTTCTGCGTCTTTATAGTCGCATCCATTTGCATCATCGCCAAGCTCAAACGGTCCATATCGTGTCACGATAGCGTTTAGCGCATCTGCGATGGCGATTTGTTTATCAGTCAGATACATCACGTTCTCCATTCGTTGATTCATACTCTACCACAACTGCATGAACATCTTCAATAGATTTCGTTGAGTAGTATGGTTTTCCGCCACCACGTTTCTTGACCATTTTTTCGTACACGCTGATAAGGTACTGCGATGCATAGGCTGATGGAAACTTGTCGTACTTTTGACGTGCCATGCGTCGTGCCTGTCGATACAGCGCAGGATATTTCACTTGTGCTGGCACTGCCATCTCGCCAGATGTTGCTGGCTTTGGCGATGGCGTGTTTGGCTGTCGTTGTTGTCCAGCACGGTTATATCCTGACACACGTTGACCATTACGGTAGTATGGCTTAATTGAAATCGCCTTTTGGCCATCAAGTTGCTTGACGAGTCGTGACACCCATGAGAATGCTGAATCGCCACCCCAACCATGCCATGCCTGCCATCCTTTGCCTTTATCGGCCCACGTTGACCCTTGTTTATCTACCTGATGTCGCCGAAACCATGCGTACATGGTACGGATATCTTGCTCTGTAAAATCATCGTTGTTGATAAGCTGGCGAGCGCGTGCCATGCCCTGCGCAATCATGCCACGCTGGCTTGGCGGTTTACTTGATCGCACCTCAAGTGCTCGTCTGGCTGCCTCTCGAGCGGCAGCAGGTGCTTTCCATGTTTGCGTCATAATCACCCCACTCGACAAATAGTCAAATTCTGTGATCCGTCAGTGTTATTTGGCGCAACATATGAAATAGTTGTTGCAAGGGCAACTTGAATGTTCATTTTTACCGTGCTATTGGTGTTGCAATAAAACATACACGATTGTTGTGTAAGGATATTTGCTGTTGGTGTTTGATGGATTTGATATAAATATGTACTAGCTCCGCCATCAAACATAAAAAATCGGATGTCAATGCGCGTGCTTACAGTGGCTCGATACTGAAACGTAAAATTATACATTCCCTCTTGCGGAATTGGAATAGTTGTAACTGGCACAACAGATGAGAAGTTTTTTTCTGAGCCAGCATTATACAGTAGGCGTGTGTCCCATGCAACATCAACGTTGCCAGCACCACCAAAGACCGTGTTTGTGCTCTTGGCGAATATCTGTCGATTTTCCCACTGACGACCACTTAATTGATCGTATAGGTATCTGACACTTCCTGATGTGCCCAGTTGATTGTTCCAAAGCAATGCAGTAAGTGCATTACCTGTTGATACGTTTGATGGCGCAGTCCAAGTCATGACTTCCTCCTATAAAAACTGTTGTGTTCCACCAAAATTATATGACCCAAACACAATTATTTCTGTGCTTGAAAGCGTAACAGTAGCAGTGCTATTGTGTCCAGTATCTGGTGGACTAGGCAAATTATATCGATAGTGGCATAATTCATTTACTGCTAAAGGGAATAAACTTCCAGATGCCATACCTATATCATTGTATTTTACATGCACAATAGCATGAATTCCGTAGTTTCCTGTATAGTAAGTGTATGTATCGGCGAGATGTAAATATCCAACCTTTCCTCCAACCCACATAGTATTAACAGAACTAGACCAATTTAATCCATCAGAACCCCACAAACCACCAACGCTAATTGCACTATGCGATGTTATCAATTGGTTGTCAAGATAAATATAATATCCACTGCCATCAAAAACAATTGCGTAGACATGAATATCATCCATAACAAAATTGCTTATTCTGGATGATTTGTAACTTTGACCAACACGACTAACAAGGTGATCGTGATTGGTAGAAGAATTACGATATATATGAATATCTGCGTATGTCCACAATGGCGTTGTTCCTATGGATTGTGATTCGCCAATTGAAAGTACAAACGCTTTTTTATCAGTGGTAATATTGTCAAATCGCATAACTGCCATGTAAACTCTGGCATTATACGTACCATCAATAAATATATCTTGTGATCCGTTATATCGAATTGCTGATTCTTGATTAAAATCCATAAGAGGATATGACAATATATTCCCTGAATATGAATCAGATGCAAGATAAAATCGTGGCAAAAATTGTTGAGATTGCGTTGATGTATCGGTAGTGGAATACACTGACACCATGTTTTTAGTAGTTGTCATTTCGTATTCGTTCCACGTACTATACCGACTACTACCAGATGTTATTTGCCACGCATTATCAGTATTTACCGTTGCATCCCACGCACTGATAATAAAATCACTGGCAAGTGTTCGTTGTACTCCATTGCGAATTAATATCTCTGTCATTACAACACCTTTACTAGACGCAATAGGCGACGCTTATACTTTGACTTCATGTACCGCTCAAGATATGCAAACATGTAATACTCACTACGCCATCCATTTCGTGTGTGGTATATCTTTTGCATATTACTTAAATGCACAAGACCAGAATATGATGCGGGATTTGCTAGCAAAAACACATTTGCCTGACGTAGGATTACCCACTTTGTGTAGAGTAATTCCGATGGCGTTTGGACTGTGCCATTGCCATCTTTATCATATGCAATCCACCCAATACCACGCTCCCAGTGGTTTTTTTGCTTCACTCGACCATCTTTGAGTGTTTTCTTTTTTACTGGTCGCTCAGGCGGATAAACCTTAATCCAGTTTTCACCAGTAACGGCAAGGTCATACATGATGTCGTTAATCAATCGGCGAATCTTTTCGCCGTAGGTATCGCCACTTTTGCCTGCCTTTATCATGCGATCCAGCAATCTGGTTTTGGTAATTTTCATTCCTCGCATAATTACCTCAGCACAATATAACAGCGACAATATGGATGTGCAGGTGGTGGTGTTCCCCATGTGTCTTGCGTAGTGTTATTATACGATTTGCATGTTGGACACACCATTTCATCTTCCTGTGTCTGCCAATATGCTTTTGCGTTAACGCCAATGCTTTGCAGGTATCGTTCAATCTGCATCATAATCATGGCTGACATATTTGTGTACTCAGTAATCGTAATAATTTCGGCACGACGACTGCCGAATGCAACATTGAGTACCGCATCAGTCAGTGGCGATCCTGCGCCAACAATTGTTGAAAGATAGCGTCGTGTTGTATCTTCAAGTTGCGCTTTGCGCTTATCTAAATATGCAGTCCACTCTGGTGCAAGCATAACGGCTAGCTCTGATGGGTCAATAGCAATGCCACGTTGTGCAATTTGTCGTTGTATCTCATTGGAGTACAAATTGGAAATTGTCATATTAAGTGCCTTGGCCACAAGTGTAGCGACCAGTGCGGCGTACTTATTTACATCAATAGGCAATCCGTCTTTCATTAACTCACGTTTTGCCTGTGCCATAGATCGCTCAATAATGTCAAACAATTCACGCTCGTCGGCTTCATAGCCTGTACCAGCTACCCGCTTCATGCTATCAAACAATAGGTTTACATCATCTGCGCACTTCATCCCTGCAAGTTGCTCACGGATGATGATTTGCTCATCATACGGAATGAGGTCAGATGCAAACTTTACGTTTGGGGTTTTGCCCATCTTTAGACTCTTGAGTGATTTGACACGCCATTTGGCCAGATCGTAATTCTTCTGTGCTGGCATAACGGTATCTGTTGGCGCAACTTCTGGTTGCTTTGGTGCCGTTGCGTCAATGATTTCTTCTGGCGTATCAAACTTATCATCAATGTTCATAGGTGCTTCTTGGATTGGCCCAAAGCCCATGATGTCACGCGCTTCATTGACGGTGAGGATTGGCGACCCAGTCAATTGAATAACACCCTGCGCTTTGTCAATCTCATTGCGCTGATAAGTTTCCAACTTGTTTGGCACTGGCACAATGCGCAAGTTGTACTTCGAAAAGTACTGATCGTTGAGCGCATTACATATGAGTAGTGTTTCAGGATAGACGGTATTCTCATAGAAACCAAGACGGTCAACCTGTGCGGTGGCATATGTCGCCGCATTACTCATGACAAGGCTATGCGGCACACCAAGTGCGGTCAATACATCGGTACGGCTTTGCTCGGTGAGATCGGGATTGACGGTATCTTTTAGCGTGTCGCCAATGACGACTGGCTTGACATCGGCACGAATACCAACACTCTGCCATGCGTTTTTTACTCCACTGATAAAACGCTTCCACCATGCTTCAAGTTTTTCAATTTCAGCCTGCTGTGTGGCACCAGAAATCGTCAGCAGTGTTGCCTTGATTGCACCACGCTTCCAGAAATTCTCAAGAAATGTATCAAGGAAATAGAGTGTTGATGCAGCACGCATAGCGGTTTCGGCATCAGCAGTACCTGGCCCAATCTCAGCATCAACAGAATCAGTCCAGAAGTAGATAACCTCATCAAGACCAAGTTGATACGTCTTTTCATTCATCGTGCGATAGAAGCCAGTAAGGCCTTTATTCTGATCGATAATTGGCTTCATGGTTAATGGCATTAATGAGCGCATACCTTTAGAAATGCCAAAGCGATTCTTTTCGATGAGTAAATATGCGTGACCGTAAATACACATATTGAGTTCCACTTTTTTAAGTAGTGGTCGCAACGTGTGCATCAACTCAATCGCTTCAGGCGAATGCGAAATATCTTCAGTGCCACGGATGATTTGGTATGGGAATGATGCTACACTATTTGCTCGCAACTGAATTGCGGCTTTCATCACTGGCACAAACTTGTACGCATTCTGCACGCTGATTGGATTACTGTCATCTGGCTTTCCCTCAAGGATGCGCCAATATGATGCAGGAAATGCCTCAATTGGAATTGACTTTATTCCCATAGCAGTAACTTTCCTCCAAATCCAATCATTGGTATTGCACCACTTACACTATCAACATAGTCATCGTGCTTCCCTGTTGGGAATGAGCAGACTTCGTCAAGAAATTCTTCAACCCATGGGCCATCGACTATGTGAATCTTACCACTTTCCGCACGACTTGCCCATGCCATCGCACGTTGTATCTTGTCATTCTTCACATCCATTGAGTAAATCGGGATGTGTGTAATCTCTGGAATGCGCATCAGCTCCTGCATTGCCGCAATCCCATGGATTGCCTTTTCAATATAGTGCGATGTAAACGGCTCCGATAACATAGTGCGAATCATGAGCTTCTGTACATCTGGCCACTCGGCACGCACATGAATTCCATCACGAAGATAGATGTTGCCATTTACATCCATACCAACTGCAACTGACGCAGTGTAGTCGGCATTGGATCGCACGCTTGCCGCAAGATCCCAGTATCGAATCCAATTGACTTCCGGCACATACCGTGTAGTAGTAAACCAGTCACGCTTAAACATTGACCCACTTGGGTCAATAAATTCACCATCAATTTCCTGCGCTTGCCAATCACTAGTATATGATTCCATCAGTGTTTCAACAAAATCATCTGGCAAGAATGGATTCTCTCGTGAACTTGACTTGATTATTTCATACTTACTTCCTGAAGTAAATCGTTTGTATACCCAATTCGATTTTCCTTTCGGCGTGGTTACTGCCCATCCCTTTGATGGTCGCTCACGAATACGACCAATCATAATGCGCCAGACCAACTCAGGAAGCATTGCGGCCTCATCAA